AAGGTTAAAAAATTCTAAACTTCTATTAGATTTATCTACAAATGAACTATCTATTTGCTCCACTGCTCTTCCAAAAGGTTGTATAATGACAACTTTTTCTTTTTTTAATTTCTCTTTTATTTCATCTATTGCTTTTTTACCTGCTAATAATTCTTCTTTGCTTAACACTAAAGTAGGTTTAGATAATTCTCTTATGCCTTTATTATTAATCAACATATCAAATGCTTGAGCAATATTACATTGTTGATTGAAGTATTCATTTACTCTGTAAGGTTCTGGACTGACAATATCCATATTTACAACCTTTGTGTGAAATAAATTTTTGTGATACATATCATAAGTTTTTGTATCCAATGTTGGGTGACCTTTTAGTATGTCACATATTCCTTCGATAACAATTATAAAATTGTCATCTCCTGATTCTTCTTGATATTTTTCTAGTGCAGGGATGGCAGAAATAATTCTTCCCATACCTCCGTTTAAGAAAAAAGCCTTAGGTCTTTTGGATTCTGTATTCATGTATTACAATTACTTATTAATTATTTTTTTACAGCCTCACAATAATGACTATGGCTTAATTAACGGCAATGCTGGAAAAGGTATTTTCCAATGATGTATTCCTGTATATTTTGTGGATATTGTAGATAAGGATCTTGCGTATTCTTCTAGATTAGCCATTTCAGCCTGTGTGTATATTCCTTGTCTGGAAATTTCTCTTTCAGCCATTTCAATATGATCTGCTAAACTTTTTAAAAATGCTTCTTGTGTGTGTTGATGCAGTCTAAATGGAGGTTTAATGTATTCTCCATTAACGTATCTTAATTCATGGTTATAATAAATTTGATTTAACACATGACCCCAATCATAATCCCAAACTTCTGCGTTACCATCAGCATCTGTTGTTCCTAAATTTTCTTCATAGTTTGGTACAGGATCGTGTTCATACTCATGTGTAAGATATGCGGCTTCCCAAGGATTTTGTTTGGCATCAATTATATGGAAACTGTGTCCTTCATCATTGTAAGCAATTTTAGATTCCATTTCGTCTTTGGTTTCTCCGCTTACAACCAACTCTTTAATCAATCCATTGTCATTTTGTATTTGAAATTTTAACCATCTAGGTCCGTTATAAAATGCTGGGTGTGTGATACCTTGACTGAAATTGTCTAGATATGGTTCGTTAGGTATTTCCATATCGAACGGGAATTTATTGATAACTGCTCTAGTGTCCATAACTAGAATTACTTATGACTTATAAGAGTAGTTGTGAATTAGATTTGATTACTTAAAATTCGGTGATACTGGGAAATTAATTTTCCAATGATCAACGTTAGCATACTTGGTTTCGATTGATTCCAAAAATGTTTTGTACGCTGTAATTTCTGCTATTTCTTCATCTGTGTAAGTATCAGATTTTGCTAATTCTGTTGTACAGCCTGCTATTTGACCATTAACACCTTCCATGAACGCTTCTCTACTTAATCCATGAGTTCTAAAATCTGGCATTACTATTTCGTTGTTTTGATACTTGATTGTTTCTAATTTGTAGATTTGACCAAGTACACCCACTCCGTCGTTCCAGTAGTGTTCCCAAACTTCTGCGTTACCATCAGCATCTGTTGTGCCTAAGTCTTCTGAATAATCAGCAACTTCGCCTGCGTTGTAACTTCTTGTGATCATAGCCGCTTCTAAAGGTTTTTCGTCAGCGTTGATAAATCCTGACAAATGATCTTCCATACAAGGAAGCTCGTTAGCATTCATTTCTTCTTCAGTGTCTCCATCTCCAATTATACTTGCTATTACGCCTGTATCTTTGTGATATTGAAATTTAACAAACTTAGGGCCATTATAAGTGGCATCCTGAGTTCTTCCACCGCTGAAATCTTCAACGTATGGTTGATCTGGAATTGCTATTGTAAATGCTTTTTCTATTGCCATTTTTTTATCCTTCTTATACTTTTATTTATCTAATTCCTATTAACTTGACGGAACAAACTTGATTCTTACTCCACCAAATCCACCTCTAATTCCATGATCTCTAACATCTGGACATGGGTTAGGAGATAGTCCGCCCGCTCCCACAGGCAAATAGTTATTACATCCTTGCATCTCATAACATCCGCAAGATCTTGTTGATCTCCAACAGTGTGCATCTGGGTTACCTTGTCTTGGTGTTTTTGTTGCCAAGTTAAGTGCCGCGTACCACTGGAACAATTGGTTACCTGACCATTGTGACATTGGAGTACCGTCTGATTCTTTTTGGAACGTGATCAATGCGCCTTCTTCTGCAAACAATCCTGCTGGTGTAGCCACGTGTTGTTGGAACCGACACTTACAGTGTGGACAACATCCAAAGAAACTAGCACATGAAAACTGTCCGCAACAGTTTTTACCTGCGTCTCCACCGTATGCTAAAGCACACCAGTGTCCATTACATACATTACAAACTAGTCCACAGTTATCGTTGTTGCATTTTGTGTAACAGAAACCTTGTGCTCTGTAACAACAGAATAAAGAAGAACCAGTAGTACACATAGTCTTACCACCAAATCCACCTCTTGAACACGTACAACCATTACCGTTGTTGGCTGTCACATAACAAATTCCTGAATATTCTGAACATCCTGAAAAACATAAATCATGAGCATAACAACTGTGTCCTACAAATCCTGTGATCGTGTCATCTGCTTCCACTGTGATTGTTTTCTTAACATAAGCACCTGCATTGCCAGGTAAACCATCACCACAACAACACATTCTAGCACCAGATCCGCCAGCACCCCAGATTTCAATTTCTGCTGTGCCATCTACTCTAGCAGTCCAACAAATACCATTACAGAATCTAGTATAGTTTGTGCCTGATGTATATGCGTAGATATATCCCGTTTCGAGATTGTTTTCAATCATCTCTGCTGGGTTTCTAGTAGTTAATAATCCTTTTAAACTTGCCATACTAATATTTATTCCTTCCTATGGTGTTGCATCCAGATTATAATCATCTGTATCTGATAAAAATTTAATTCTCATTAAACCATGACCACCTCTGTGTGCGTGATCTCTTACACCATCACACGGTGTAGGTCCTTGCCCTCCAATACCTGCTGGATAGAAAGTATTACAACCTTGTTGATTGTAACAACCACAACTTCTGTTACCTTCCCAACAACCTGTGTAAGGTCCACCAGTTGTAGGATTACGTGTTGCTAGGTTAAATCCATGAGACGCATACATCCATCCGCCCATTCCTGACCATTGAGATCTTCCTGAATCCGCATCCATTGTGTAATGAACTTCGCCGCCCAGTGTTGAAATCATTCCTGGAGGGAATCTATTAACTGGTACTTGTCTACAATTACAATTTGGTTGACATCCTCTGAAATAATGACAACTGAATCCGCCATAACAGTTGATATCTCCGCCATAAGCAAAAGCACAGAACTGAGGACAACTTGCTGAATCCATAAAATTACAAATGATTCCACAATAAGTTGAACCACCTTGTGTGTAACAGAAGCCTGCCGCTACCGCACAACAGTAAATGGAACTACCAGTTGAACACCAACTTCTTCCACCAATACCACCTTGAGCACAGATACATCCGTCACTGCCGCCATCTCCAAACCAACACACTTGAGTTGGCGAAGAACAACCTCTAAAACATAAATCATCTGAGTTACCACATGATAAACCAATTACAGCACAAACGAAACAGCCTTCTGCCATTGTGATTGTTTTTCTTGCGTAAGCACCTGGATTACCTGGAATACCTCCACCGCAACAACACATCTCTGCACCTGAACCGCCTGCACCCCATACTTCAATTACAGCAGTTCCATCTGATGGAGCCACAAAACACACGTGACATCTAAAGTTTGTGCCCCGTGAAGTACCTGGATAGTACTGATAAATTCTGCCTTTTTCAAGGTTTGTTTCGTTTCCTACTGCGAAATCATATTTGGATTGTAAAAGTGTTGTTAAACTTGCCATAATATTATGTTACGAATTTAATTCGCACTCCTCCGTGTCCACCTCTGATTGCGTGATCTCTAACACCTGGACATGGGTTAGGTCCTCTTCCACCTGTGCCAATTGGCATCTGTGGAATACATCCGTCATTTTGATAACAACCACAAGCAACACCGCCGTCCCAGCAACTTGCCCACGGCACACCGCCTGTTGGGAATCTGCCTGACCCTAATCCTGCTAAATGGTGATAGTGTCCCATACCTGCCCAGTTTTGAGTTCCGTTGAAATCATCGTTTGTGTAGATGATCATTCTGCCTTCTTTAGAACCCATTCCTGCTGGAGTTGGGATATGATGATTAAACATACAAATACATGATGGGTAACAGCCAAATGCTGATACACAAGAAATTCTTCCACAATAGTTTTCTTCACCGCCGTAACCTCTGGCGCACCAAGCACCGTTACATTGGTTACAAACAATTCCGCAGTTGTCATTGTCTGTTCTTGTTACACAGAAACCGTTTGCTCTGTAACAACAATAGAATGATGAGTTAGTAGAACAGAATGTGACTCCTCCTCTACCGCCTTCAGCACACGCACAAGTTTCTGCGTTTGCTATACAAAATCTTACTTGGGTTGCTTCTGAACAACCTCTAAAACATAAATCATCTGAGTTACCACAACTTTGTCCGATATATCCGCAGACATAATCGCCTGGAGCCATTGAGATTGTTTTCTTTACATAAGCACCTGCGTTGCCTGGTAGTCCAAAACCACAACAGCACATTTCTGCACCAGAACCACCTGCACCCCATACTTCTACGACAGCAGTGCCTGATACTTCAGGATGGAAACAAAATCCACACCACAATCTAGAATAGTTTGTGCCTGGTGTGTAAACATAGATACGTCCTTTTTCTAGGTTCGATTCTTCAACCGATACGAATGCATCTTGTTTTGTTCCGAGTAAGTTTTTTAAACTAGCCATAGTCTCCGTTTCTCCAAGTTTGTAAGTGTAGTATAAAAAATATTATACCGCACCAACTATCCAACCGTAAGTTGGACCAGTGTAAATCATAGTTAAGATTGCACCATTCAAGTCAAGCGTTAAATCATCTGCCGCACCTTGAATTAATGAACCGTTTCTAGCAACTGTTACATTGTTCGTTCCAAAACTTGATGTTGCATCAATGATTTGAATTGTGTCATTGATCAACAAAGAAGCATTTAGAGGTAGTGTGATTGTGAATGTCGCACCCGAACTGTCTGCTAGGATTCTATCATTTACTACTGCTTGGTAAGTTGTATTCACTTCTTTAGTGACTACGCCAGCAGTTCCAGTTGTTGATATGTATCTTCCCATTTTATGTTTCCTTTATTAGTACTATTTATATAATTTACCTTAAAATTATGCTGTACTTGTTTCAATACCATGCACAACACAACTTACGTTAGCACCACTTGAACGTGCTACCAATAATTGCCCTGCTGACAGTACTAAACCTGTTCTTTCTAAAACCCCATGACTCAAAATTTCTGTTTCATATTCAACATATTCTGAGTTATCTGGAGTAGCCGAATCCGCTACCGCTAATTGAACGGTTACTGCTTGATTACCTCTGTTACAAAACGACACTGTTGCCACTGTAAATGTATCAACAGGAGTTGTGTAAACAGTCGTATTCGTAGCGGCTAAAAGATCTGCTTTTCCTATTCTTCCTGAAGCCATTGTTTGTTTCTCCTTTAACTGTGTATTAAGTAGTTCATCGCAATCGGTACGCCTGTAACTCCTTTTGTGAAGTTAGTCACGCTTTGGAAATTGATTCCTACATCGTTACTTGTACTTATCGTGTTACCAGTAATTACCACTAGTCCCGCAGTAATCAAGTTAACATTGAGCGAACTAGCACCACCACCGATCTGTGACGCGATGTAAGTTCTTATTGCTCTCTGTGTTGGTACAATAGCATCTGAATTAGCCGCCATTGTGCCATCAGTTGAGAATTCATTGATAGAAGCACTTGTGCCTCCCAATGCCAGATCACCCAACTGTAATTCTTGTAAACCTGAAATGTTAAATGCATCTGCGTTTAACGATGCGATACCAGTTGCTTGTTCTACAGAGAACAAGTCACCAACTCTAAAGTTACCATCTTGGTCAGTTGACGTGAAGAATACTCTTCCGCCACCACCTTCAACTGTTTCGTTTTCTGGTATTGGATTTGATAACGGTAATCCTGGATAATTTGTATTAGAGAAATTACCAGTACCAATATCTAAGAAGTCATGTCCTGTTAAACGTACTTGCGAGTATCTAATTCTTAATTCAACAGATTCACCATGCTCTGGTGCTTCAGAAACTTTCACATCTGGAGATACTTGAAGTAGTGCTGTGAATGGAGTTTGAGTTCCAAGTTGTTGATTAACAGCAACCAGTTTGAAGTATTGTCCAGGCAAGTGACCAAATTCAATGTTTGAACCTGCTCTTGGAATCTCAGTTAAGTTTTCAACAGCAATGTATTTGCCTGATTGATATTCATCTCTGAAACCGCCAAATGTTTCTGCTGTACCACCACTTAGATATGTAGTGTAATTTGTAGAATCAATCGGAGTTGTAAATTCATTGTCCGCATAAATTTCAAATGTGTCTGTTGTCAACACTCTAGCATAGTAGAACACACCAGTATTCAATTCAACCATTCCTAAGATTTGATCAAATTTAACTTTGTCACCTGAGTTGAAATTGTGTGCCGCATCAGTTGTAATCACTGCTGGCGAAGCCTTGGTGATTGCTGACACAGTTGCTTGAATACCTTGTTCTGTTATTTGAGCAGAAGCAGTCACATAATCTTGTCCTCTTGATACAAATGTTGGTTGTCCTAATACACCATCTCCAATGTATGCTTGTACTGGAGCATCCACAGTGTTGTTTGGATCTACGAAAGAAACTGTTGGTGCTTGAGTGTAAGATGCGCCACAATCAATCACAACTACTTCTGTGATTTGCTCACCTGTAACAATTGCTTTAGCAGTTGCTTGTCTAGGAGCAGTAGAACCATCATCTTGAGGAGCACCAATCACTACTCTTGGAGTGATTTCATAAATTGTAGTTGAATCTAATGTTGTTTCAACTGCTTTGCCACCCAATGTGTCCCAACCTGCTGAATCGTCTGAGAATTTTTTAATTGTAGCAATTTTGCTTGATGAAGAATATGTATCAATGTAACCATATTGTCCAGCACCTTTACCTTCAGTTACAAACAGTGCCATTCCAATGTAAACACCACTTGCCGCTGAATCCGCCGCCGCCAATGTGATGTTTGTGGTTGTACCTGTTTGTGCTGAGTTGGTTGTGGTCACATAACCATCTCCACCTAGATCTGATGGGTCAGAGCCTGGAGTTTCTAATAATCTTATTGAGTAAACACCACCTGTGTTGTAAGTAGCCGCTGGAGTGTTTAATCCAAACCCATCTCCTGATATTGTAACTGTTGCGTTCGAGTATTCTCTACCTGCGTTTGCGTAGAAGAAAGCCAATATCTGATCACCGTCTGTAAACACTGTTCTAATTAATGCGTCTGTTGATCTGTTGTTAACTTTTCCTGTAACAGGAATTTCAGTTGGGTCAACACCTTCTGCCACACAACCAAAGTCACCATAAGATGAGTTACCGTTGGTAGCACGTATTTTTCCACCTGTTTCTGCTAGGTATCCAATGTGTCCGTAGTATGAGAATACAGATACAAGTTCTGCTCTACCTAAGTTTGTGATCCAAGCACCAATACCATCTGATATTACTTGCGTAAAGTCATTTGATACCATAGAGTCATTACCACCTGCGTGTAAATCTCCATCAATTTTTTGTCCCACAGCACCTGTTCCAAACGTTGTAACGTTTTGTATGTAAGGTGATCTACCACTTAATCTACAAATAGTTTCTTGTTGTACTGAATCTGCTAGAGCACTGTCAAATGTGTGAGCAGATGTTTCTGCTAAATTTTCGCCTATATTGAATGTGATTGTGGTTAAAGTTGTAGATTCGACTAATATTTCGGCACCTGCGCCAGTTTGTGAAGCAAGCGGATAAGCATCACTGCCACCACCGTGTGTGAAAGTGATTGAACCAGTTGTTAATCTTATAGTTTCACCTGGTTGACAATTGTGTCCGGCTATTGTTAAAGTCATTTCACCTGTGTTAGGGTCATATGTACCATCTGTTGGTGTGTAAGTTTCTGTGCCTTGACTTGGATTTGCTATCCACACATTGTAATCTTGTGTGCCAAAACCTGGATCAAGTGATACAAACGCTCCTGCTGTAGGACGTTTTGTGCCATATGAATTGGCTGTACCTAGTGTACCTGATAATCCTTGTACAGTACAGTTTCTTAAACCTGTAGCATTTCTCATGTAGAACATATCTGAAGTTGTAGAACCTTGTACAGCATTCACATACCATTTGGCACCTTTCAGTGACCAATAATTACTCACTCTTCCCAGTTTAGAATATTGTAAATCCATTATGATTGAATCTACATAATCTTTGATATCATCTTCACAAGACGTTTGATCAAATGTGTAACCTGGATTCGCTCTTTTCACAAATTCAGCCACTTCTCTGGCAATAAACTCTTTGTTTGCTAATAGTCTTAATCGTGCATCTGAGTAACCCGCATCGCCTTGAGGAATTGTTGATCCCACAACTGCCACAGCAGAACCCACAGCATTGATTTCAAAGTCAATGTATTTTTCAATGTTGTCTGCTATTGTAGCCGCCGCTGTGCCTGCCGCCGCCGAACCTGCTGGTAAATCCACATTTTGTACAATGGTGTTTCCTGATGTAACTGATAAAACTGTGAAAGTGATGTTTTCACCAATTGGTGTGTCACCTGTAATTATGTTGTTAATCAATTCTGTTGAAGGAATAGTGATTGAATCACCTATTTGATAACCTTGACCTGGAGCGTTAACACTCAATGCAGTCAAGAAACCAAATGAGTTAGTACTGACATCAAATGTAGCACCTGAACCTGAACCTGTTGTGGTTGTGTTCACTGTACCTGTACCTTCAATTAAATTACCACCCTGATAACCCAATGAAGCACCGGTTGGTACTTCAACAACACCACCCGATGGAGTAACTACCACAGCATTGTTTTGAATCACATCGCTGATGATGGCTTCCATTCTTTGAATACCTTGTATTGAGTATGGAACATCTCCAGAAGCAACTAAACTTGCCGCTGGTCTGATGTTGGTTGATCTCAATTCGTCTCCAACCACAGCACAATTTGCCGGCACACTCATTGGAAGTATTTCGTAGTAAGTGCCAGTTTTTACGTTCAATGTGATTTGTGGTTTAAATTCTGCAGGAATACCATTGATATTTCCGGCTGTTATTGCGTTTGATGAAATTGCCATCAATGTGCTAACGTCTGTGCTGACAGTTGATTCTGTAACATAAGCAACGTTGCTGTATTGACTTACTGTGCCTTGTTCTGCTGAGTAACTTTGAGAATTTCCAATCACTTGTTGAGCAATGTATGCCGCTCTCACAATAGCCGCCGCAGTTTCATCTTCTTGTCCTGTAACGTAACTAGCACCTGCTGGTGTGAAATATTTAAGTGCAATTTCTCTTGATTTTGCGTTACCACCATGACGTAAATCATGTGTAACAGCATCAATCAATAGACCAACATCACGTTTACATTTTGTAGCATCGTATGTGAATGCGTTTGTGAACGGTGATATGTTGCTTGAAATTTGTCTGTCGATCCAAGCAATAGTTTCTGCTTGAATAAATGCTTTGTTTCTTGTGAGCATGTACACACCTTGAGGATTTCTTGGACCCATATCAATTTGATGTAGTGCGTATCTAACACTTGCAAATGGTCTGTCCAGCGTAACACCAGCATTAGGAGCCGGTTGGTCAACACCGTTTGGACCCACATAGTAAACTTGATCCACTTGCCCCACATAACCCCATTCAGGTAATGTGCCTGTGCCATTTACAACCAATGCCTGTCCTGCCGCACCAATTGGTAATCTTGCTGGACCTGAAGCACCGTAAATTAAAATGTCACCTTGTGATTCTAATACATCATTTTCTGGACCACCTGATAACAATTGCCAAACAGCAGTATCAACACCAACACCTGGTGCATAGTCTGGTTGATTAATTGTGGCTGGTCCAACATTGTTAGAAGTGTGTGAAGTAACACAAATGTATGAAGTGTCTGTGTTTACAGATCCTCTTACAATGTCACCTTTGTCGTAATAAGTTGCGTTTGACCAAGTGCCTTTCCAGTATAAACCTTCGTTAAGTTTGTCCCAGTAAAGGACATTTGGTGGTCTGTTGCCTGTTGTGTCAGCAATAGCAATGTAAGTTATACCTCCAACTCTGACCACATCACCTGTTTTGTATGCAGTAGCATTGTTGTAGTCACCTTTTAAACTGAAGCCTGTAACAAATAAATCCCAATCTGAATCTGCAGTTGATGGCACAGCATTTAAATTGTTTGTGAGTGCAACGTATTGGTAACCTCCGTAAGTAACAATGTCACCTGGTTGATACTGTGTTGCTACGTCCCATGAATCTTCAAATTCTAAACCTGGAATGAATATTTCCCAATTGGCTTCGTCAGCCGCCAATGATGCACCTGCTGTGTGTTGTGTTGTACAGATCCATAAGTTTGCTCCATACTTAACCACATCATTCACTTTGTATCTTGTTGCTGTTGTCCAAGCACTTAGGTATTCAATACCTTTGTGTAGGTATTGCCATTTGGCTTGATCTAATTCTAAACCGTCAGCCGCCGTTGCCGCTGAAGTGTGTCCAGTGACACAAACATAAAGTTGTCCACCGTATCTTACTGTGTCGTTTGGTTTGTATCTTGTGGCAGTTGCCCAAGTGTTTAACCAATTAAAACCTCTTGCGAATACTTCCCATTTGGCAATGTCTAATTCTAAACCATCTGCCGCATCTGCCGCCGATGTGTGTTCTGTCACACAAAGATAAACAGTTGCGCCGTATCTTACTAAATCATTTACTTTGTATCTTGTGCCTGTTGCCCAATCTGATTTGTAATCAAAACCTTCAATGAAAAGATCCCATTTTGCTATGTCACCTTCTAATCCAACATTAACGTCTACATTAGATACGTGACCTGTGTTACAAATATAAATGTAACCACCATATTTTACAACGTCATTAGGTTTGTAAGTTGTGTTAGTTTGCCAGTCGCCTTTCCATTCTTGACCATCTGACATTAACGCCCAATTGTTTGCAGTTAAGTCATCCTGAAATTCTGCCGCAGAAGTATGGTTAACCACACAAATGTAGGTTCTACCACCGTATCTTACAACATCATCTACTGAATAAAGGGCACCTGTGTACCAAGCACCTTTCCAAACAAAACGTATTCTACCTAATTTAAACTCAGCCATGGGTTAATATATCCTCTTATTGTAGTTATTTATCATTATTCGCCATATCCGTTAGATGAGTCAATAGCACTAACCGGATCTCCTTCATTTAATTCTGTACTTGCTGTACCGCCTGTAAAGTAATTCCAAGCCATTAAATATCCAGCAACACCACCGTTTAATTTTGCCACTCTGTCAATAACAACTTGCCCTGTTTCAGGAAAGGCTTCATTAAATATTTCTCTATTTCTTACTTTGATTTGTCCTGCTCTAAATCCTGACACGTTCAAGTTAGCACCACCGCCTGATACTCTTGAACCAATATACGTTACAATTGCTTTTTGTGTAGGTACCACATTGTCCGAGTTAGCCGCCATTGTAGGATCTGTAGAAAATTCTCTAATTACAACTTCTGTTCCACCCAATACAACACCACCCAGTGCCAATTCTGATAGACCTTGTAGATTGAATAGGTCTGCGTTAAGTGTTACAATACCAGTTGCCTGCTCAACTTCAAACAGTTCACCAACTCTAAAGTTACCATCTTGGTCAGTTGATGTATAGAATACTCTACCTCCGCCATTGTTGGCAGTTTCTCTGAATGGTTGTGCTTCGTAACCTGGTGTGAATCCAGCATTCGTATATAATTCTGGATAGTTGGTTGTGTTAAAGCCACCTGTACCAATATCTAAGAAGTCATGTCCTGTTAATCTTACTTGTGAATACTGCTGTCTTATAGTCATAGATGTTTCATGATCTGGAGATTCATTTTCTCTCAAACTAGGAGAAATTCTAAACTGTGCTGACAAGTTTGGAGCAGTTCCTTGAATATTTGTGATCTGTGTNACTCTGTATATTTGATCTTCAATTCCATCAATGTACAACAAGTCACCCGGTCCTGGTTCTCTTGATAAGTTTTTAATCTGCANCACTTTGCCTGTTTGATATTCNTCNGCAAANCCATCTCCATCGATTGTGGCACTAACATTTATAAATCCTGTTCCTCTATTACTGAATGTTGGTTGTGCCAANACACCATTTCCTAATCTGGCTTGAACAGCAACGTCCAATGTGTTAATGTTATCTGTGATTGTGATGGTAGGTGCTGAAGCATATCCAGAACCTGGATCAATAATTTGTATTTTAGAAACTCTTCCTGCGTTAGTGATAACTCTTGTTAATGGTGGAGCACCTTTTTTAATCACAGTGGCATCCGACATTGTTCCTATTTTTATTGGAACAAAATAACCGCCGTTGTATCTACCACCAACTATGCCGGCATAAGAACCTGTCAAATTAGTTAGTGCTTTCCATGTAACTGTGTCATATGAATATGCTATTTCTCCATCAGCAGTGATTGCCATGTAAGTTCCTTGTGAATAAGAAACTTTTGTGTATGGTCCTGTGTGTGGAGGCGTGTCAGATTCTGTCCATACAGTAATAGCACTGGTTGAACTCTGCGCCGCATTCGCATTTGATGTAAAGAATTTATTTGCTGATGTTGAATCGTCGAACGGTGAGTCTTGAACTGAAGCAATAAATTTTCCACCTTCAAATGTTAAATGTTGAAGTAAAAATTTATTACCACCAATATCTGCCGCCAATTCCCAAGTTGTTCCTCCATCAATTGATTCCCAAGTTTGTCCAAAGTTATTGGCAATTACAATTAAACCATTACCTGCCGCAATATGATTGAACACTGGAGTAGATCCATCGTATGGTTCAACTTGTACTGAATTCCATGTATTACCCTCATCACCTGATGTGTAAACAACTCCTGTTTCAGAAACGACTACCCATTGTTGTGAAACATCTTCCCAAGCAACGCCTCTGAATATGTCAGCACCTATGTTACCAGATAAGTCTGCCCAGTTAGCACCATCCTGAGATCTTGCCAATGTACCTGTGGAAGCAGTTGCCATAAAATTATTGGCACCTCTCACAAATGAATTCCAATTTGCTGTTGGCACTCCATTAGAAACAGTCCAGTTGGTTGAATCAACAGTTCTAATGGCTCTACCGTTTCCTAATAAAACAGTGACATTAGTGTTTCCAACTCTACCAGATGCTCCTTGTAAATATTCACCATTTAGTGGAATAGAAGCAGTTGAGTTTGCGTACGGTGGTTCACTAAATTGTATTCTTGGTTCAATAAAATATTTGGTTGATGGATCTAGGATAGGTTCTATTTTGAAACCTCCTAAGAAATGTTGCCATCCCGGTGAGTTATCAAATTCTTTTCTCACTGTACAAACTTTTGTGACTTCGTCGAAACTATCGATCACAGCGTATTGTCCTCTACCTGTACCTTCCCATATGTAAATTCTTTGTCCCACAGTTTGTGCTGTTGTGCCTTGAAACTGTTGATTTAATTGGATTGATGTTTCATCACCTGTAATCGCTGGGCCTGATTTGCTGGTGTACCCGGCACCACCTGCTGGAGTTGAATCTCCAGGACCTAATATTCTTATTTTGTTTACAGCACCATCTCTAGTGTTTTCATAGTTGATTGATGCTTGAGCTCCTTCACCTGAACCTGTAATGGTAATATTGGCTGAAGTGTACTGTTCACCAGCATGGTCATAAGCAAAAGCAAAAATTTCATTTTCATCGTTATACACAGCATCAACCTGTGCTTCTTGTGTTCTGTTATTAAATTCTGCTGTGATAGGTGTTTCTGTTGGTGTTACACCTTCTGCTACAGAACCCCAATCTCCATATGAGTTGTTACCGTTGGTTGCTCTAACTTTGCCACCTGCTGTTGCCAAATATCCTATGTGACAATAATACGTGAACACAGAAACAAGTTCTGATCTACCTTCTCCATTTACCCAGAAACCTATACCTTGATCAATTACTTGAGTAAAATCGTTGGCCACAATTGATCTGTAACCACCATTGTGTAAGTCGCCATCCACTTTTAATCCTATACAACCTGTTCCAAATGTTGAAACGTTCTGCACATAACAAGAACGTGTTGTAATCCAAGCAGAAGCATCTGAGCCTCCTGTGCCTGGGTTAAGTGATACAAACGCTCCACCTGTTGGTCGTCTTGTACCGTATTCGTTCACTGGACCTAGTGTTCCTGTCAATCCACTCAATGACATATTTCTTATGCCTGAACCGTTGTTTACATAGAACATGTCTCGATCTTCGTAACCAGGTGCTGGTTTGATTTCTGTACTTCTTAATTCATCTCCAACCAATGCCACATCTCTTGGCACTGTGATAGGTAATTCTTCTCTGTACAATCCTGTTTTTATGAATATTGTGGCTGGAGATCTGTTGCTCAAATCTTGTTGAATAAAATCACAAGCAAATTTTACAGTCTTAAATGGTGCCGCCAATTGAACACCTCTGTCATCTGCGTCTACTCCATCTGGAGAAACATAGTAAACTTTTGGAGTAACATCAAAGTCTTCCCAGAATGGTAAACCATTTGATCCAACTTTTAACAGTTGTCCTGGATCTCCAACACCGATTCTTAATCTTGTTGAGTCATCGTTTTGTGTTTTGATGTCTCCTGGATATTCCAACACGTTTGGTGTGTGACCTTGTGCTAATAGTACCCAATAAGGGCCAACATTTTCTGACTCAAAATCTAATGGTGGTTTAGCATCTGAAGAATTTGCTTCGTGTTTAAGAATACATTTATAAAGTGTACCTGCTACTGTGACAACATCTCCTGGGAAGTATGTATTTTCACCTGTAATTCCACCAATGCCTACTTCAACCCAAGGGCCTTTGAAAGCATAACCTTCCACAAGCAATTGCCAAGGGAAAGGAGTATCTGTACCAGGGTCATAACTGAATCTTGTTGCTGGATCTACTTGATCATTGTCTGTTACGGCAATGTAAAGATCACCACCTGCTCTTACAACATCACCTGTTTTGTATTCTAATGGTAATTCACCTAGAGTAGGATCTTCGTATGTAGCACTCCACTCACCTTTGAATGTGTAACCTGCAACCTGTAATTCCCATGTGCCAGTAGGATCTGTTACCGCAGGTTCAACTCCATTATTGCTTTTCAAAGCAACGTAAGTGTATCCTCCATACAGCACCACATCACCTTGTTGATAATATTTTTGTAAATTCCAAATTTCTTCAAACTCAAGTCCTGGTACCCAAAGACTATAATTGTTTTCGTCCATTATGGCATCAATGGCCCAGTGTCCCGTGGTTACTTGCCACATACCTGGAGACCATCTTACCAATTCTCCTGCGGCATATCTTTCACCGTATGTGTAGTCGCCTCTGTATCTAATTCCTGTGAACACAGTTTCCCACTGTTGGTCATTTGCTTCTAAACCATCTGTAGAAACATTTGCTAAACCATTTACTGATACAGTTTGAATAACACCATTGTCAACTGTGTTGATTGTGATTGTAGCATCGTTGTCTGGAGTTGATCCTCCAATACTGGTTCCTAAAATTGTAAAAGTTTCTAATGCGGCATAATTTGAGCCACCATTAGTGATTTTTGCGTAATAAGTTGCTCCCACTTTAAAAATAAAAAATTCAACACCGGCACCAGCAACTGTTGTGGTTGATGCTATTGTTGGATTAACAAATTTGTTCGCTAGTGCTGATCTGTGTCCTGTTGTACATCTGAAAACTGTTCCACCATAGTACACAATATCATCTGGATAGTATAAAGTGTTGTTTGTCCAATCACCTCTGAAGTTGTCTGATCTTGAATACTGATCCCAGTATGCCGCATTAAATTGTAAACCGTCATCGGCAGTTCCTGATGTGTGTGCTGTGTTACACTTCCAAATTGAGCCACCATAAATTACTGTTTGGTCAACATTGTAAAGTGTGTTAGGTTGCCATACACTTGCGTAATCTTCTCCACGAGCAAAGTAAACCCATTTCAATTCATCACCTAATACACCATTGGCAGGATCTGCATTTGAAATATGTCCTTCGATACATTTGTAAATTAGTCCACCAACTTTTACCAGTTCGCCTACTTTGTAGAAAGTGGAAGGTTGCCATTCTCCGGTCCATGATTGACCGTCCATCATCTGTACCCAACGTGGTGTTGAGTTGTTTAAGTCATTGTAGAAATTTGTGTCCGATGTGTGTACTTCGACACAGACAAATACTTTTGCACCATATCTTAGTACATCATCTTTTACGTAAAGAGTGTTGGCTGTCCAATCACCTCTCCATCTAAATCTTATCCTATCTATACGAAAATCTGCCATTGATTAATTCCTATTTGTATTTATCGCTCCTAGTTTTCATAAGGTTCTACATATCCTGGATATGTGTGAGCCTCGTTTACTTTTAATACTAATTCACCATCTTTATTCACGTAGTAAAATAGGTTTCTTCCGTCCCATTTGTACTGTTCATACACGAGATTTGGATAAACTTTTCTGTGCTGTTGATCTCTACCTTCAAAAAAGTCTTCTCCTCTACTCCAGTTGTTGTAATTTTCGTCCACGTTGCCTGGTCTGTTCAGTTGAACACCATCTTCCAATCTTAACAAGTCTGCTTTCACCATGTATAATTCGCCGGCATCTGTGCGTCTCAAACCATAGAAATATCTATTGTTTGCTAACGTTTTTTGTAACTCGTCTATGCCTACGCCAAATACTTGTGCCATCTATTAACTCACTATGTTAATTGTGTTACCCATTGCTGAGTGTATTGTACATTGATAATATAAAGTGCTTGGAGCATCCATTGGCACTGTAAATATCTGTGTTGCTGTTTTAGAACCACTTATGCCTGATGTGTATTCACTTCCACCATTTGATGTTCTAAATTCAAATGGATGACTGGTTCCTGTGGTGTTCACAAAAATATAAGTGTGACCTCTCATTAAGTATAACACAGGATCGTTGGTTGAAGCAGGAAATCCTGGACCAGAGAATGTATAATCTGAAGAACCATTTGCTCCAATACTCCATCTCATAGTTGGACCGTTCTGTTTTACCCAACCTGAACCATCATAGTATAACACATCACCTTGAGCAGGAGATGAAATTGTTACATCTGATAATTCATTCAATTGAGTAGCACCTGAGGCGCCTGCTGATACAAATTCTAATCCTGTACCTGCTGAATTTACTTTAACAAATCTACTTGCCGCTCCTGTATAATTTCCTGGAGTGTCTGATAGTGCTACAAAACTTGATGGAATAGTAGGCTTGTTAGAAAGGTTATTGTAATTTAAAAAGTATGTGCTGTCTAATCCATCCAATGTGTCAGCATCAGTAGAGCCGCCACCTGCTGTTGAGTCAGCCGCTGGCACCCAATTAGTGCCGTTCCATTTTAAAACTTGTCCCGAGACTGGAGCAGTTGTTGTTGTGTCAACATCTGACAATGCGTCAATTGAAAATGCTGAGACAATTTCTAAACCATCTGCTGTGCCGTTTACTCTTAAAAAACCGCCATTCAGTCCACCATAATCTGCCGGAGTATCTGTCAATTCTGTAAATGTTGATGCGCCTGCATCGTCGCCACCGCCACCGCCACCTGCCGCAACGTCACCAGGTTTCCAAGTTTGTGAACCGGCATCATAAATTAATGCTTGTCCGTTTTGAGGAGTTGCTGATGCTACATCTACATCAGCAAACATATCGATAGATTTATTTTCATCTGCCAGTTTGACCCAGGCACCTGCGTGAGCGTAGTAGGAGGCATTCTCACCATGTACATGAGCAAACATACCATGATAGGTTCCTGCATCTGGTAGTTCTGCTAGTGTTTGATATAAAAATGTAATTCTGTTTGAACCTGTTGCTGTAATTAAGTTGTTATTGATTACAGTCAATGCTGTTCCATTTCCAAGTGCAGTGTATAATTCACTGAAGTTGGCATTTATTTTACCACCAGCGTCCCTTAACGAGTCACCTTGACCGTCATTTGGGATAATACCAGTGTTTACAAGTTGTCGTGTCATTCGTTTTTTCCTCCTACTTTATCCTCTATCGAATGTTATTTCGTTACTGTCCATTAAGTAACCTTCTTTATCAAAAGTGAATATGGTTTCTTCTCTAATTGCACTTTCGTCTGTTTGTGGATAAGTGATTTCACCATCTCCCACATTACTGTTGATTCT